ACCACCCCTTAGCTGTACCTCAGTCAGGTCTGCAAAATCAGCACCCAAGACCTTCAATCCCCGGCCAACTCCCGAAAGTGATTTTATCAAAGTCATATAAGAGCCTTGCAAGTCGCCACCCGTAGCGGCTGCAAGATTGATCGAAGCCTCCACTATCTCAGTGATACGCTTTGCACTCATACCAGCCGCAGCACCAAGCATCTGTATCTGCATGATCTGTTCTTCGTCCACGCCCGTTTCGGATTGAAACTTCGCCGCCTGTGATGTAAGCAGTTTGAATGCTTCTTGGTTGCCTTTGAGTGCGAACATTAATCTTTTGTTCGCCTTTTCCTGACTTTCAAAGGCATCATAGGAAGCCTTACCAAAAGCCACGACCGCCGTAACGCTAAACGCTCCAGCGATCATAGGGCCAAGTTTAGCTGCCATGCCTCCAAACTTATTCAAAGCACCGCTTGACTCGTTCATCTTCGTTTTCAAATCCGAGTTGTCCGCTGTTATCCTTACAATCAATTCCTCTATACTTGCCATCTTTGTTTTATGATTTGATATTCAGCTTTTGTAATAAGTTTCTTTTTGCGTTTTACTCGTTTTTTGCCGTCCAACGGCATCCACTCTTCAATGCTTATGATGTCAGTTGCATGGGTTACATATACCATGTAAGCCGTTAACCTTGCCCGCTTCCACGCCTGAAGCTCTCGATCTGCGTAACCTTGTAAATGGTTCGATAAGTCCCGAAACGAGAGCCGCCCGAATAAATCTGGACTGATCCCTGCCTCACTTGCCTTTCGCTGTAACTCATCAAAATCATTTATTTGACTGCCTTTTTTTTTAAATCTTGTTTAGGGATTGAATCCGACCGTGTCAATAGAATACGCTCCAGCTCTGATTGTGGCATCTCAGTAATCCAGTCGCCAACGGTGAATTGATTGTAATCTATTGGCGTGCCTGTTTCCAAATCGGCTGCTTTCAAAGCGCAATAAACCGTGTCACGAACCCATTCAATCATAGAAATATTGGAGGCGATCTCCAAACGTACCGCCTCCGATTTTCCTGATAGTCCGTGCATACGCTCATACTCGATGCTCGCATTGATATTGAACTTCAGCACTCGAACCTTACCTCCTATTTTAGCTTGCGTAGTTCCGTACATAATTAGCTTCCTGCCGATCCGGTTGAAATTGCTTTTGTAACTGCACCGCTCGATTCAAAATTGCCTTTGAATGTAACGGGGCTGTCATTTTTAGCCGAATAATCAACCTGTGAAATAACGCCAAGAAATGAATAGTAAACTCCGTTAGTGTTACCAACACCAGCCTGACCGACCTGTATAGTGACTAATCCAGTGTTCCCGATAATCATATCAGCTATTTCTTCAGCGTTCAAAACTCCATCAGGATCATAGAACCCATCGAAGCTGCCAGATATTGACCTAACCCCCGCCGTTGCGTGGAGTTCGTCCCATCCTGCGGAATCCTGGTTAGTGGTTTTCTGATAATCTTTTTTCAATGTGAATGATACGGAGTTTGTCGCTCCGATGTTCACCGTTCCGATTTTGATCCGAAACAAATTTCCGTCAATTTTTCCCATTTTATTTAATTGTTTAAAGGTTTATATTCCTAAATAAAGTAAAGTTAATTTTGTTGCTTTCTTGAATGTCAATGTAACATTACCAGCGTAATTATGCTGAACACAAACTTTTATTCCAGTAACTAATATCGTTGGCGTATCTGCAGGAATTGTAAATATACAATTCATTCCTAAATGCCTCGTTACACCAGTTACTTCAATATCCATGAAAGTACTTGAAGGGAACACGCCCGTAATCTGCTGATCTGGAACGCCATTCACAGTTCCGTAATAAAATACGGCTGCCAATAGTTCAATGATTTGATTTGCTTCAATATCGGCGTCAAAGTGCAATAGATAATTTCCCTTAGTTGGTAAACTAACCAATCCCGTCAAAGCTGATGTAGGAATTATTTGCCTCACTTCACCACCAAACATATCATTTGCCAAAGGTAAATATGTTGTACCTTGTGCGATCACTTGAGTTGTGGATGTTCCAGTCTTAAAAAGATTTATCCAAGCCTTATCCGAACCGTCATATAATACATTCACGCTTGTCTTTACCTCATTTGCATCCGAATCAGTCCATTGATTTGTTGGTGTTGACCCACTATCTTTATCTTTGTCAGAATATGTTATCTTACTCATAACTATTGAAATTGAAAGTTTAATTTATAATCAAATGCGCTTCCCCACTTTTGAAACAGCTGCATCTTAAACCTCATCACAGTCGTTTGGATTGTATGTGTACTCGTTTTCTCCGTGCTTGTCATTATGTTATCCAAGACCAATGAAGGCATATCAAATCCCGCGATCTGCAATGAATGAGGCTTTGTTAATATCGCCTGAGTTATCGCATCCGTCATCGCATCGCCTCTGGTTCGATCTCCGTACTTTGCCCATCCATCAACGACCATAATATTAATAGTTGTAATCTGACCAAATGAACCCTGATCACCTGCTTGTACTTCAGTTTGTTCGCCTAAAATAACGTAAGGATAAGCGTCAATAGTAGTGCCGTTCGGATAAGTTTGATAACCCAAAGCATTGATGACGCTTGTAAAAGCATCCCGTACGGCTTTATTACTACTTTTCATTTACAGTATCTTTAACTAATTTCTTTGTCCTGCGTTCTAATTCGGGCTTAATTTCTTGCGATGCTGCATAAAGATATGAATCCATGTTTTCAATCTTTGGCGCATATTCAACGTTTGTCCCAACGATTACAGATTTACCGGCTTCAACTGAATCCTTTAGCGTCCCATTAAACGCTTCATTTAGATTGTCGCTATATGTGAACGTTTCGGATGGCTTCAACTGAGCATGGATAGAAGTCCAAAGCCTACCTGTTACGATATGCCCGCCCGCACGAAGATTCTTTTTTGCAATCGTTTCAACCCTCAAAGCCGCCGAATTAATCAAATCGCCAACGGGTGTACGTTCAGCACCGCCCAAAGTGTTACCGATATGAATAATTTTCTTATTCAAATTCACCAATGATCGAGGATCAATCTGTGCCGTTATCATTTTAGAAGCCTAAATTTATAGTTTCGCTTTGTGCCATTCTCAAAACCTCTGTATCAATTCCTTTGTCTTCGAAGTTATTTCTAAAATCAAAGGCTAATTGTTTCTTAATCAATGTCTTATGGTATTCGTTTACCGATTCTCCACTTGTGCCTTCAGCCGTGTTTTGGTAAGTTATAACTAAACTATTTCCAGAGCCATAATACCAAAACTTAGAAACCTGTAATTTATAATCACTTACGGGAACGGTCGTTTCAACACCCTGCACGTCAACGGATTTAACCGATGTGATTGAGTTGATAGGCGGGTAAGGTAATTCAACAAACTCCCCGACCATAATATCAACGTAATATTTGTAGGTGCATTTTGTTAAGCATTGACCGATCAACTTTTCAACCTGTGAGCGTGCTGCCTTAATACCAGCCGTGATCTTAGTGTCCCAAGTCGTTACGGCCGTAGCGATGTCAAGCCATGCTTTTGCCTCCACTAAGGTAACCGGTTCTACGGTTGCATCAACTGATAATCTAAGCATCTTTTTTTCCTTTCTTTTGCATCGTTTTGAAAGTATACGGGTCTGGCTCAATCACTGGCTTAACCAATCCATCAGCTACCCAATCAGTGATATACGGCTCTGTCAATTCAATGATAGTGCCTGTTAAAATCATTCCTTTTTGTCCGCTGAAATTACGAATTGCTTTTACTTTAACGCTTTGAGCCATTTCACAAGTGCTTTTAATTCGGTTATGTTTCTTTCATTGTGTTCCTTTGCCCTGAGAATTGAGTGTAAAGATACATCATTATAAAACTTTTCGCTATCAAATTTCTCAATTTCTTTCTTAAAAGTTTCAGCATTGAGATAATCGTCTACAAAAGTGCCACAATCACCCAACGCCTCACGCAATCCTGGAGTGCCTGTGCAGATTACGGGGATGCCTGAACACATCGCCTCCACTGCTACACGTCCATAACTTTCATAAATCGAAGGCATCAAAACAATACGGGATTGTGAGTAAATCTCTTTCATGTTTGGCGTGTTTGCCATGTAGGTCAAGTTTGGAAGTACTTCCTTTTCCTGCTCTCCATAACCACCCATCACGCCCAAAAACTCACGGTCTGGCATCAAACGTGCCAACTCAATCAATGTCCTGCCTCCCTTGCGCTCCCAGCAATTGACTAATGTAATGTATTTCTTATTCGTTTCCGTTGCATAATCGGAGAACCAGACGGGAGGGTGTAAGACAAATCCGTTATGTTTGTATCCTTTTTCACGGCTGTCTTTTTCAATCCAATCGGTATTGAATACCAGATTGAAATTAGTTTTAACCTCAACTAAACGATTTGTAAATGAATTATGAAGCGTGAAAATGATAGGTTTCTGCGCTAGTTCTGACCAATTCCAAGCCTTGCCAGCTCTGTTTAAATGAGTGAACGCCACATCGCACCAGTACCACTCACGAGAGCACGCCTCAAATGAATCGTGAAACACTTTCACACCCTCAAACTCATAATCTTCAGCATCAGGAACAAGTACATGACATTCGTGACCTTGCTCGACCAGCCACTTCAGAATTCCGTGTTGCATCCATTCGGCTCCCGCATTGTGAAAGGGTGGATAGGCGTGTATGTGAGTTAATATTTTCATGAAATAATCATTTCATCAGGATGTAAATCATATTCGTATCTCAAATGTTCGTGAGGTGTTTTAAACCATTCCGTAACATCGCCCAGCATTATACTCATATTAAATATTTTTGGCTATCTTTGATTCCGTAGGTGGTATTGGCTTTCCAAATATCAGACCACCCATCCGATTGAAATGCGATCATTGGATTCATTACGAAGCACTTTAAAACCTTTTGAGCGTGCGCCCGTAACCATTCATCATAAATCGTATCGCCTAAATAAGGGAAGTTATTAAAACAATAATCAGCCCCTTTTGATGAATATAGAATAGCATGCGAAGTCCAAGCATCTGTTAAGGTATGTAATCGGCTTGAGTATTGCACCTGTGGGCTTTTTACATTCGCTCCCAAATAAAGTAAATCCCAGTCATCAGGAAGTTGCCCTTTAGCTTTTAATAATGTTTTGATAGTCCCTTCAAAAATACAGTCGTCCTCAAGTAAAAGTAATTCACCTTCGTTTTCAAGTGCAAAGTGCATTGATTGATTAAAGCCTGAAATGCCACCCTCAAAAGCATTAAACCTCTCAAAGTCATTCACGCCAAACAAACGTATTTGATTCGTGACGGCTTCTAATCGGTCATTTCTACGCTCAAGATTTACAACTTTGACTTTCATTTTTTTCTTTTAAGAAAGGTTCCCGACCACTAAGGTCGGGAACCAATCGGGACATCAATTAATCATTAACTCAAACTAAAATATTATGCTGATCCTTTTGCCAAAGCAGATACGAAATCTCCAAAGACAAAAGCAGTTGATTGATAGGTAACCAATGCAAGACGCTCTTCGATAACAGCCATAATCAGGTTGTATTTGGCATCGTCTTCATTTTGATCATACATTGTGATATTGGCAGCTTTACGATCCCAAACCTGCGCACCCATATTGAAGTCACCGATCAAGAAATCGCCCGCAGTCATTGCGGGTGTTATCACAACGGTTGCGCCATTGATTACAATAGGGCTTCCATCAGGACGGTTGATAAATTCGTAAGTCGTGGAACGGGTCTGACGAAGTTTCATTGCATCGGTAGGGTGCAATAAAATGATATTAGGATTCCAGTTAGCAACCTGACATTGCGTAACGGCAGCATCTAAAACCATCCAACGATCTACGGCAGCACTTGCCAAAACGTCAACGTAAGCAGCACCAGAAACAGTCAAGCCTTTGATATCACTCGATCCCGAACCGTATAACAGCTTAGTATCCTCAGCTTGTTTCAAAAGCTCAATCCATCGTGTGGTTAAATAGCTTGTGAACATCGGCATATCCTCAAGAATTTCTTCAGAGAATTTGATCCAAGTTGCGATTTTTTCAATCGGCCACTTTGTCACGGCAGGCGTGAAATCTGATTGAGGTTTTACAGCTCCTTCGGCAACACGAGCAATGCCGTTTGTGGTTGCTGATTCGTAAGGCATCCAAATAGTGTTACTGGTTGTAACGCCTACTGGAAGCAAATCACGGATATGTAACTTACGACCTGGTACATACTGAAATGCTGTAAACTGTGGAGGTATGGTATCGGTCACACGGGTAACTGTGCCTACTTTAGTGTTCATAATATCCACGCCTTTGAGGTCAATTTTACCGCCTCGTTTTGAATCTTTAAAGGTAGTTAACCAATCGGCTTTTTTAATCACATGATTGATCTGGTCAATCAATGGAGAATCCTGGTCCGGAACATTAGCCTTTTGAAGTTTCATATCCAAAGCGTCTAATTGTTTCTGTAATGCGAGATATTTATCACTCGCTTCTTTGAGTTGTGCCTCCAGTTTGGGAGTTACTTCTTCAGCCACTGTCAACCGTTTGATTAACGGGTCAATTAGGCTGTTCATTCTTTTATCGATCTTTTCAGCCTCTTTGGCGATCACATCAATTTCTTCTTGTGTCATTTTTTTAATAGTTTAGAATAAAACAATAGTTTAATTTCTGCTTCGGTTAGGCCGGGAGCTTGTGTAATTATTTCAGGCTCGTTTTCGATCGGTGCCATGAAAGTATTTTTAATTTCGTTTAACATCTTTTCGATTTGCAGAAACATATCGTCTGATAGGTTCCCGTTGTGTAGTATATTATCTAAGACTTTGGATTTAATATCGAACTCACCCGATTTAATTCCTATCGTTGGCGTGTTTTCATTCGCACCCCAAAGCACAGATGACCCTTCCCAAAGCCTGACTTCCTGAATGAGTTGATAGTCTTCGCCTGTGGATGCTTTCTCCATTCGTGCCTGAATGATATTGAATCCTATTGAGTGTTCGGTTATGGCTTTTTCATCGTACAAAGTCAGGATATCGTTTCCGAGTGTCGTATCTGGAAACTTGGTTTCAAAGTACAATCCGAATTTATCAACCTTTAAAATATACGGTTTGTTGATAGGGCTGTTTTGTGAATGGTTGAATAAATGCCAAATTCTGTTCCCTGCCTGAACGCCGTTCATCATTAACGTAGCATCGAAAGCACCTTTAGCGATCACATCACCATCGGAGTCGATTGAATCTTCATCCCCAAAGGACGAAAAGAATCCGGTCACTATTCGTTTGGTCTTATCAACGTCTTTAACCACGCCTTTATCGGCTGATTTAAAAAGTATTATGTTATCTTTCATGTCGAGTAAACCGCCTCCATCGGTGCAAAAAATTCCTTATTCAATAGCTTTTTTTTCTTGAGCACGTTCACGACTTTGGTATTCATCACCAACGGCTTTCCGTCAATCATTACTACATAATGCCTACGTCCTGTTTCTTTTTGCTTCATATCGGCTGACTTTCGGGCTGCTTCCATTGCGTCCCATTGCATTGACCTTATTTTGAAGTCTGTAAATTGCCTGATTATTTTTAATAGTCCCATATTATTCTAAATTGCGTCCCCATTCTAAACTTGTACCCTCTGCGCCATTGTACCCAATCGTGCAATGACAGTTAATCACATTACCGGCTGATCCTGACGGGTCGCCAGGATATTGCATTTCATCAATAGTTCCGTCCAATGTTGGCACTTGAAACGTTTCATCAATGCCAACCGTAACACCTTCCATTTCTGCGTGTGTTTCCCGAACGCTTTCAAGTCCTGATGTCATCCACTCTTTAACCAAGTCTAAGCCTGTGGCACTTGCGCCCGCATGGCTTCCCTCGTTCGATGCACCCACAACCTCCGTTTGTGCTATTCTTTGCGCTCTATATTGCTCTGTTATACTTAATTCTGTTTGGATTTTACTCGCCATTTCAGCCATACTTAAACCCGCCTGTATTCCTTCCGATGTTACGTTGCGGCAAACGGTCTTAAATACGTCCTCAGTTGTGTTCGTGATCCAGACGATGCGATTACCAAGTCTTTGATTTACGAATTTCTCCATGTAAGCGAACCAATAATCCTCTGATGCCACAACATTACCAGCCTGATAATTCGCTAATCGTTTAACCGAT